GTTTTATTCAACCATCATATTCTTCTCAGTATGAACAGCTTTGAAGATTTTCAGTTTTCTGACATCCTAGGTGAGGCCGATCCCTCGATCGATCTTGCTGAGTTTGGTCTCCCGTCTAAACAGACGCGCAAGAGACAACGGGATGCAGATTTCGTTCTGACAGAAGGGCTATCCGAAATTGGCCGAGTTAAGGGTTACAATGCCTACTCGCCACCCGGCATAGTTGACGTATGGGTGTCAAAAGCCCTAAAACAATTTTCGAGGGACAAGTACGAGCAAGCGAAAGGATTCACTAGACGAGGCGAAGGCTCTGTCGGAATGTACCGTAGTTTGCGCAAGTACGAAGGAGATATCTCCAAATTCACGGATTTTACTCGTGAGCAACGCTCTGCAATGGTTGCCGCCATTGGTGATGCTAGGAAAGCGTTTTCTGTACCAAATAAACGCCAACCTTTTCGAATTCACCAGGTAGGTCAACACCTCAAGACAAACACATCTGCAGGTTATACGTTCCAAGGCCGTAAGAAGTCTGACGTTATGCCTGAGATATATGAGGAAGCAAGGTGGTTGGCTCACAGAATCAAGAGAGAAGGGCAGTCTTCTTTCGACCCACGTCGTGTTAGGTTCGCACCTTGCATGGCAGGAGCTCGAGGCCATATGTCTACGACGGAAGTGGCTAAGACGCGACTAGTTTGGGTTTACCCGGCAGAGATGCTGTGCATCGAAGGTTTGTTCGCCCCCATTATTTATGAGGATTTGGCGACGTTACCCGATGGGCCTCTGATGCTTGGGCGCGGTTCACAACGCTTGTACACCGAGTGGTTGTGTAATTATAAGGAAGGTGAAAAACTACATGGTCTTGATTTTTCAGGATTTGACACTCATGTGCCAGCGTGGTTAATCCATGTTGCATTTGACATTCTAAAGCGATGCCTTGATTGGGAGTACGACGGTACGACCCCTCATACGCGAAAAGGAAAGCAGAAGCTTTCAAACCTTTGGAATGCTGTCAAGTGGTATTTCATCAACACACCAATCCTTATGCCGGACGGCCGCATGTTCCGGAAACATCATGGTGTTCCGTCAGGTTCGTTCTTCACGCAGTTGATTGATTCAGTCGTCAACTATATACTTGTTAAGTACGTGACACGAATGCAGAACTTGGAGGTGCGAAACCTTAAAGTTCTAGGAGACGACAGCCAATTCAGGAGTCCGTTTTCTTTAGACTTAGAGAGTGCACAGCGTGATTGCGACGCTGTTTCAATGCAACTCGGAGTTGAAAAGTGTGAACTTACCGAAGATCCAACCCAGTTTAAGTCACTTGGGATGAGATACAAGGATGGCCACGGTTATCGTGAGGATGACGAGTGGTATAAGTTTGCGCTTTATCCTGAACAACCTCCACAAGATCTGGGCACATCCATGTCCCGGCTTGTTGGTTTGTGGCTTGGTGGAGGCATGTTCTCCAAAGCATTCTGTGAATTTTTCAGTTATTTTCAGAGTTGCTACCCCGTACCTGATCGGGGTGAATTTTCAAAATCTCAGCGACGGTGGCTTGAGTTGTTGCACGGTGGACGTGCTCCGCGTGGATGGACTTCCTCGGAAAAACTGTTCTGGCGTTCGATTTTCTACGCCCTCTAGGT